GCCAATCCAGTAACCCGTATAGGCATCAATCGCCGAATAGTTTACAGGTCCTGTTCCCGGGTCGAATTGAGCGGCGGTTGCGCGTGCGAACTCATCCTTCCATACGAAGTCAGCTTTAGAAAAAGCGCCAGCAACACCGGGGCGCTCGCGGTAAGCAATAATGTAATTAGCTCCGGCGGTAGTTTTCTCTGTGCCTCCCGAAGAAACATTAAAGGCTACTTTAAATGCAACGTCTTTGGATAGAGCGTCAGGGTTGTGTCTCGCGTGAGGACAGGTACCAAGTGGGATATAGTTAGCGGCGCCTGCGGCTCCAGTAGCCTCAGCGCGAACGTAATACAGTTGATTAGTACTACCAAGAATCTCAAGACCGCCGAGGATACCTTGACCACCTACAACGGTGTCAGGGGCTCCAAACGTTCTCACGAGTTGCGCTGGACTAGTAATAAGCGTAGCTTTATTAGCTTCGCCTTTAGACGCGAACCCTACCAGACCTATAGTAGTTGGGTTAATTGCTGGGGCGTAATCCGAGAGGTCGTTCTCAACGGTATATACGCCGGGGGCTATGAAATTTGGCATTAGTTAATCTCCAGGATATTTCTGCGCTTGAGTTCTAACACTAAGTCGGTTAGCGATTGTTTAGGTGCAGTCATAGTTTCTCCGGCTTTTAGCCACTTATGAGTGTACCCCAACCCTGACTTAAGAATTACCTCGAAGCCTTGAGCTGACATATTTTGAATGGTTACGGTTTCTTGCATGCTTTATCCCTCTATTATATTTAGAGCCTGGATAAAATATTTTAACGAAAACTCACTCATTTCCTGAAGTCACAAGACTTTCATAAGTAGTGCCGTCATTTACTTCTTCAATTTCCACATCAAAATTGAACAATTCTATATCTCCATTGGAGGCGATAAGGTACTGACGGGACGGGACGTACGTGTCCAAAGTGATAGAAGCTGACTTCTTAAGAATTCTCTCCTCAGTATCAGGAGCTTCGTAGGCGGAGTTATCAGATATCGCGCCTAGGAATGCGGGCGTGTAATCGTTGAACGGCGTCTGCACTCTATAATGAGGGCGGAATTTTAGTTGTAAATACTCAACCAGTTGGTTCATATCCTCCAGATACTTAGCCCATAAATTGATATTAAACGTTAATGTGACAGCTTTTGGTGCTGTCCAAGCGTATCGCTGAGCGAGCTTGTGTTTGGTATCGTAGTGAGTTCTAAACTCTATATTAAAATCTGGTCTCCTACGGTCCGTATCCTCGTCTATAGTTTGGATAGTTACAGTCATAGCAGGCAGGTTTAGATTTCTCCCCTCATATATCTTAGCGATTGCTCTTTCAGCATTCCCATACCAGATAGGAACTTCTTTTAGTTTACCTTCGCCATCTAAAATCCGCACATCATTAAAAGCACGTAACAAAGCTTTGGTATAAGCTCGAAAGAATTCCGGTGTTACAAACCTATCCTGCTCCAGCTCAAAAATCTTCTTCTTAATATCAAAGGTTCTAGGTAAGCTTCCGTAATTTTTAGAGGCGTCGTGTTTATCCATTACATTCCCTCCGCAGGATGGATAAAGGTATCCTGTACATTGTCGTTGTCGCGTAGGACTCTAGCAGAGGCGATTAAATGGTAAACTCCATAAACTTCAAAGCTGTCTTCTTGAACTTCGAACACTTCGTATTTAAGGTTTTGGAACTTAGGTTGAATCACGTCGCCCGGTATTAAAGGTCTTTTAAGGACGCGTTCAATATAGGATTTATTAAAGGTGAACAGTTGGTCGTTAGTTATCTCAATACCGAACTCAGTCAGGTTCTCTTCCAGGGCGCGGGGTTCGTAATGTCCAATAGCTAAGACAGGCGTTTTAGAGATAACCTTCATACGGTTCTCCTCATAAATATCATCATGATTCGAATCCCGTAAAAATTTATAAATTAATAATTCAGAACCAGATAAACGAATCATTTCATCGTCTACCAAATTAAACAATTCAATATCAGGATTGTCTATATCAAATAGATTTAGACGGTCATCCACATAATCAGTAGTGTCTCCTGATATTTGATGGTTAGTTCTAAAGTTCTTCTTAGCCATTAATAGATTGTAAAGACAGGAGGTTCTTCTATTTCACTTAATAATTGTTGGATGAGAAGCTCCTGTTCCTTCTCAGCTTCTATAGCGAGCTGTTGTCCATTAAGTTGGGCTCCGCCTCCTGGAGACGGTAGGGTGGTGTACTTACCCCTAATCTGCGACAAAATACCCTTACAAATGGAAGTGGTAAACCTCTGCAGCCAACTCATAAAGTATGGGTGTAGAGTGTTTGAGTTTAGACACTTGTACTCGACAACCACGGTCTCTGTATCGTTCTTTGTTGGAGACGGGAATAACGCTAAGTATCTCCCGTCTAATACTTGGAATGACCCTTCACGACCTAGAATCTTTCTAAGCTGCTTCAAGTGCATCTTCAATAGAAGGAAATCACCTACAGCGAAATCACTGAATAAGAAATTATCTTGGAAATACTTAATAAAGAAATCTTGTTCTAGTGTTCCCGCAGCTGTTGGTACACTAAGCAAAGTCTTCTTATACGCTGCGTACCTAAAGTTATTTAATACAAAGGACGGGAGTTCGTATAAGTTCTTTCCTGCGGTTGTATCAAAGGTCATGTGTTGAACAGTCCAGTCTGGTGCATGGTAATCTAGTTTAGATATAGCCTCGTCAATAGCTGTTAAGATTTGGAAATCCGTTAGCTCCACTCTGATTACGGGAAACCCTAACCTAGCTAATACAAAATCTCTAATAATACCGTAGAACTCATTCAGATGGACTGTATCAGAAAACTTTCGACGATTCAGGAACTCGTACTCAACCTCCCCTATAGGAGAGTAATTATCAACAACGTTCCCGTCACCTTTAAGTTTAAATGCGTTAGACGCCCCCCAACGTACATTGGGAAGACTACTTACAGCGTCCGAAATGGATGGTTTAGCCTTTCGATTTTGATTGCTTCTCGACATTTACTTTTTTCTCCACAGGCTTTTTGGTTTTAGGTTTTACCGCAGGCTTTGGGGGGCTAACTTCTACTAGCCCAGGCGCGGCAGCATACAGTAAATCGATTTCAACTCCTGGAGCTACGGCTACCAGCTCACCGGCGTTAGGTACCATAATAACGGCATTAGTTGAGTTTCTATACTTCATACCATTATATACGCAAGAAGCCCGCTTAAAACAAGCGGGCTTCTATTGTTTGTACTCGGTTATGAGTTACTTATTAGCTTCTACCGGCTTGAGCGAAAGGCTTGAGCATGTAGTTCGAATCGGCACCAACGAGACGGATGATTCGGTAGAATCGTGAAGCAGGAGTAATCTCTGCTTTACCGTATCGAGTCAAGAGACCTTTCCTTGGTTGGAATGTCTCAGGGTCAGTGATTGTTGGCAACATTTGGAGCGGAATGTACGGGCAGTAACAGAATCCGGAATCCATTGGACTGTTACCTTTGTAACCCATAAGGATTTCATCATCAGGGTAGAGAGGGTCGACGTAAACGTCATACTGACCCATCCACTTACCTTTGTAAGTTACAGAGGCACCAAGCTGACCATCAGCTTCCTTACCAAGACCTCCTTCCAACTTAGCAGCAGAGCTAAGCATAGCAGCGACGAACGGGGAACAAATTACCCAGTTAGCACCACCACGGAGAGTAGTCTTGTAGATGTCTTGAGATGCGAAGTTCATCACAGCAATCAGATTACTGTAGACCTCGCCAACGTGACGTGGGTATAGACCTAGTGCAGACGAACCGAAGTCAACGAAGAATACGTTACTTCTGTAAGTCCGGGCTGGCATAGTACCAACTGCAGCTGTCGTTGAACCTGGGTTAGAACCTGCAACACCATCGGAGCCACCTGGACGTCCATGGGGCTGGTCATATTTCCAGTCACCTGCTCCACCGGCATCACCATAAGGGTCAGCCGCGAAATTGTTAGCTTCAGCTTCATGCTGACGGAACCAACCACCATGGTTATGTTCCCAATCATACGCGATACCACGAATATCTTCAATCAATTCACGGTCGATTTCAAGAGCAACTTCCTTACCAAGAAGGTCAGTTAGTTCACGCTCAAGGTCAAGGTTGTGATAGGCACGAAGGTCTTGCGCAGCTTCCAAGGTCCACAGAGCGCGGAACTTACGAGTACGGGCAGTAACAGCCTGTTGCTCGATATGGAAGTTGACTTCAGGAATACCTGAGCCAGTCAAACGCTCGCCAGCAGACACGAAGTATTGAGGACCAACTAAGGTATCTTTCGGGAATGCAGCGATTTGACCTCCAACAGTACCGGAAGCATCAGTTGTACCATCTGTGGACCCGTCACCTGCACCAGAAAGTTGCTTACCGGTGTTGTCGCTATCAAAATCATAAGACGGAGCAGATACATCCAACGAGTTTAAATTGCTCTGAGTACCAGCAACGCGGTTAGCGTATACTAGGTTGTACTTAGAGTAAACCGTCTCGGCATTGATAGTACCATTCTCATTCACACCAGCACGGGAGTGACCCAAGTAGAATACTTGAGAAACCGGACCTTGCATGGGCTGAACCCCGCAGATTTTATTGGCGAGTAATTCCGGGAAAACCCGGCGAACAAGTGGAAAGGCGAACTTTTGAAACGTCCCCAAATTACCAACTGTCGTCGCTTCGTCAAGAGTCTGCCCTTCAGAGGCGGCTTCCGTCAGGATTGCTTTAGCTTGGTTCTCTAGGAGAACGGCGGTTGTATGACGAGTATACTCGTTTTCTACGCCTTCAAGAATTGGTTCCCACTTCTCAACTAATGCTTTATTTGCATTTTCTAACATAATTATTTTTCTCCTTTAGCTTTCGCCAGGTTAATTACATCTTCAGTTAGGAAGATATTAGTAGCCGCTTCTACTGAAGGACGGCTGGAATCGGGGTTGTTATGGATAACGACAGCCGACTCAGAAGACTTAAACGGAAGTTTAGTAGTCTCAGTCAGGTTGGCGTTGTCCTCTTTTAAAGAGGTTACCTTATGATTAAGGATAGTATTTTCTTGTACAGAGGCTGCGATTTGGGAATTCAGAGAATCAATGGATTCCTGTAGCTCAGCCTTTTCTTGCTTAAGTTCAGAAACAGCGCTATCGACGTCTCGTTCTTCCAGGTCCTGTGCGACCAAAGTGCGAATAGTCTCGTAGACTTTCGCGGCACGGATAGTCTCGCTTTCAGCTTCAACTTCTTTGCGTGCTACTTCTTTAAGTGAATTGAGCTTCGTGCGAAGAAAGCCGCTAACTTTTGATTCAAGCATGCGGACTTCTTTCTCAACGCGCTCCTGTACGATATCATCTACAATATCCGCGACTTCTTTAAGCCCGGATTTTGAGAGTCCATCAGGAAGGTGTTTAGCAAGTTTTTCGATATTCATATTTCTGCTACCATTGTTATTTACTATGTTTAGGGAAAAAACCTATTTTTTACGTAGAGTTTTCTTTAGCATTGCCAAATAAATTTTTTCTGCCTCGTAATGATTTTTCTTTTCCGTGTTCGGATTGACTGATTCCGTGATGGTTCCTTCGCTCACTGTTGGATATGCTCCGAAACAGGACGGGTCAGATACCATATCCCACGTAATCATTTTTAAATTATCTTGAACGCGGTACACATCTTCTTGCATATCGTGCTCTAAGCTTCCAGTTCCCCTGGAAGAAATACCCATTTTAACGCCAGCTTTAATCAATTCTTGTAGAACTTTGCCTGCGGGGGTATTAAGGATTTCAGCCTCTCCTATCACCTTATTACCTTCTAATTGAAGGTCCGTGATAAGGTGAGAAGCGTTGGCTAGATGAACAACCTCCTCAGAGGGATGGTCTAACTCTCCGATTAATCGGCGCTCCGTAATCTGTGGCTGGAGCCTGTTAACCTCTCTTTCTAGAATGCTCTTAGGGTAAATTCTACCGTTACCGTTCTTTGCTTCAGCTTCGCCAAACAAACCACGCACCTTGATAGTGTTGGTCTTTTTGTTCTCACTTAAAATTTGAAGTGATTCGAATCGGTTTACGTCTTGAATTAACATTAGTTTTTGGCGATATAATCTAAAAAGTTTTTAGCGGCTTTTATTCCTTGACGGGCTTTAAGTTTTTTATCTTTCTTTTTCATAGTGGGAGCTTGAGCAGTCCCAATATTCCCCGTGGTAGTTGCTTCCTCTAAACGAGAAATAATCTCTTTAGCTCTTCGCAGTACACCTAAATCCGATTCCGAGATAAAAATACCTTTAGTTTCTTTTTTCTTCTCATCAATACGAGGATTCGGGGTCGGCGCGCTTTGTGGCTTTGCAGGTTTTCCTAAGACATTACCTATAAAAGACTCTCTTAGGTCATCTGTAATTTCTAACAGCTTACTATCTGAAGGTACAGCAGGGTGTGCATGTTTATTGCCCTTAGCGTCAAAAGGATTCTTAGAAGAGTCTGTTAAGGCTCCTTTAAGAATATCATCCGCCATCGCAGCAATAGACTTGTTGCCCATAATTACTTACCTGCTGCTTTTTCGGCGTCAGCCTTAGCTTTAGCTTTCTCTTCCGGGGTTTCTGGCTTGTCTCCTTTAGCGGGGGCGTTGCGCGCGCCAGACTTATGAGCTTTAGCTTGGTCAGAGTCCTTACCGAACTTCTTCTCAGCAGACTTGTTCATAATGTCGTCAATGTCGTCATCACTAAGCTCTTCGTTAACTTGCATTTTGATGTACACATCGTCATCGTAATCGCAAGCTTCTTTGAGAGAGTACTCCTTACCATCGAAAGAAACCCAGTTAGTATATGAGTCTTTTCCTTCGGTAAGCTCGTGAGCTTCTTCGCTGGTCATTTCCTGAACACGTACATAAAGCTCGTTCTCGAACTCATATACATCTTCCTCCAATTTGAAGTATTGACCATTCCACTCATATAAAGAAGCTTTAGGCTCTTCGCTCTCCTGAACCGCTTGGCGGGGAGCCATTTTAGATTCAGTTACGACTTCCTCAGCCCCTTCTGCTACTTCTGCTTCGTTCACAGTTTCTGTTTCCTTCTCAGTATATCCCAGGGATTTGAGGAAGGACTTACGTAGTTCGTCATTCAGAGGCTGAATGCCGGTATTTTTATCTTCGTTGATGATGTATTTCATAATTCTAAAGGGTTTCGGGCGGACCGTAAGGTCCTTATAACTTATTTAGCGGTTAAGCTCACTTTTTTAACTCTGCTAATATCTTTTCTATTTCAGCAAGACGTCCATCTTGCTCTTCATCTCTAGCGTCAATGTCTTTTTGGGATACCGTGTTATGAATATCGCCGAACTTTTTAATCCAAGTACGTCCTCTTTTACTGATGAGAGGTACTAGAATAAACAGTAATAGGTACCACCAACCTAGCTCGTAGATTAAGCCTGTGGTTTCATGAATGGTACTTGCGGCTGTCCCCGGAGCTGGGATGCCTTGTTGAGCGGCAGCCAGTGCCACGGTAGTGTCTACACTTTCATTAGGAAAAGCCATCTGTGCCCCGGCTACCCCTAATGCTCCGCCTGCGGCAGCTCCAGGGGGACCGCCAATAGCAGCGCCGATAAGCCCTCCTCCTGCGCCTCCGGCGATAGGCATCAATGTACTACATGATGCCAGTAGGAGGAGGGGTATCGCTATCAATTTCATTCTTCAGAAGTTTCCTCAGAATCTTCACCTGTCACATAATCAACCGCGTCAGTGAGAGCTTCTTGCGTTGCGTCCACAGCCGAGTTAAGCATTGAGCAGGAGAGCAGGAAAATGCCTGCGAGAGCGCCTAGTACAAACATGAAGAGAGACTTCCAGTTTGCAAGGATGAGAGAATTAACGTTACTTAGTATTGTTTTCCACATAGTCTTTTATATAGTATCGTTCCTAAGATACTTCACCTATCCTACAGTAATAAAGCGCATTCATCCAAATGGTAGAACTTTTCGGGTGACCCGTTAAATGATGTTTTAGACAAACAGGAACGGGTCCTCCAGCGACACCTCCTATAGTAGCAGCGATATCAGGTACTTCAAAATCAATCACAGAAGTACAGCCCCCGTAGTCATCGTCATCATTTCTATCGTGCGCGATTCTGATTAGGGCTTCTGAAGTCGTAGCTGTTCCATTGCCGTGCGTACGGAGTTTAGGTTCTATACCTCTTTGAAGACGGGGAAACTGACCTGAGTTGTTATCTAGGTGTTCCGGATGTTCGTTTGGAGTCATAGTAATAGCTCGGTGCATGGCTATCCATTGGTCGCAATTTGAATTTCCCCAGAAACTTGCGTGATGGCTGTGATATGCCATATATCTTCCAGGCATTAATTGCACCCATCCAGAATACTTGGTGTAGTTATTTTTCTGGTGCCAAGATGCGCCTTGCCCTACTGTCCAATCGTGGTCAAAGTTAAGTCCGCCTACCGTTCCCGCCATATCATTAATCTGACTTTGAACGTCTGCTTTCAATGGGTCTCTATTAATTTCTGTGACCATGACCTCATCCAAGTGGCTTTCGGTAACGAATGTGTTCTGCGCACCGGGGGCGGCGGCGAACATGCATGCTTGTCTTTCTCTCAAAGTTAACTCGGTGGTTCTGAAGAATGGTCGGATATCAATAATGTGTTCTTTGGGTATATGTTGCCCTGTTTGGTACCCGGCTGGAATATAAACATAACAGATGGGTAAGGAGAATATGCCTTCTTCATTCAACGCTTGGTTTAATTGCTGGTCAGCCGGAAACTCATCTTTATTCAACGCCCTGTAAAACGAATTAACTACATCATCAGGAGCGGGGACTGTCCCGAACTCTGGGTTGTCCACGAGGTCCGTATTAGTACCTAGAATAAGTCCGTGACCTTTTATAGGGATATCTTCTTGAGCAGTTCCGATAGTTTTAAACAGGCTCATAGTTTCTTTTCTGTTCCACGTTGACTCGTCATCAACGATGATACCTGCGCCTTTAACAATACACAAATCAACTTGACCGCCAGGGTTTTCTGTCATGCCGTCATCCATAGAGCCGTCTCGTCCGGCGGTTAAACAGACTAAATCTAACCTGCCTAAAGGTGCGGTTCTGCCTCCAGCAGTTCCAAATTCAGAGCTATCGAAAGCAGGCATTTCAAATCCGATTTTGCCGCTGTACCTGTGAACACTCGTTCTTCCTACGGTCCTAGACATAACGTCCCAGTTATGACTCTCGACAAATTTGGTTCCATGGTCTTGCCATTCTTTATTTGTCGCCTTTTCTTCTAATCCTGTATAAGCATTCTTGTTGCCCGAGTTACTGTTCTTGCCTGTGGCACGGTTATTTCTCGCGATAAAATTACCGGGCTTAACCCAAATCTTGCCTGGGTCAGCTTGAATACTGTAAGGTCTTAAGTCGTCAAACCTACCGCGACCAAATGTTTCTACAGCATCCTCTTCTCCGGGGTCGGGGTTAGTAATAGCGTCAATCTGCGCTTGAAGGTCTCGGTCATTCCCTAACAACTGCTTCAATGGAAGGTTGTCAACCTCGTAGTAATACGGGTCGCTTGGTAAGTAAAATCTAATATCTTCGTTAATTCCCATTATAATAATCTATCCATATCAAAGAGGTTGAGGGACCTAACTCCCACGCCAAATTTCTGTCCTGCAGTGTCAGTAGGACTGTTTGTTACCCCGTCTCTACCTTCTCCACCTGCTTTTCCATCTATATTAGACCTATAAATCGACACGCCGTTGATTCGTTTAGATGCCATATGCTTCGCGTTCTGGAACAAGTTACTTGAAGACTCGTCCAACCAGTTTCTCATATAACCTTGCCAATCCATGTTAATCGGAGGTATTGGGAATTCAGGAGACGTTTGCGTTTCCGAGTACCCTGACGTTGATTCCATAAAAGCACCAGCTCCGTTGCCGGAAACATAATAGGTCTTATGTACGCTCATCTCCGCAGGTAATTCAGACACACCGCTTAACGCGCTAGGCGCAGGTATACCCCATCCAAAAATAGGTTCTGTTGAAGATAAGTTGTACTTGCCTTGAGACCACATTTCTACACCGCAATGTCTACGTAAGTCAGAGCCCGGCAAGGAAGATGCATTGGGAGTAAGCGTTAAATATCCAGCAGCGTTAACTTGGTCTATAGGTGTTCCGCCGTGCTCGTCAGATGCCCATAAAGTTTTTAGCCCAGGATTGCTTCCACACATCAAAGCACTAATCTCATAGTAACCTTTCAAGTCTCCACGGTGACCCATCATCAATCTAAAGATTCCGAAGTTATGAAATTCTCTTCCTAGTAATCCATAACTAGTCATACGCCCGCCATACCCATAATAATCTAAGGCTACGCCGTTATACCATTTTCCAGCGGGTCCGTGGTACCCGTTACCAGAACAAGCAATCCACGGGTCTAATTTGTTAATCAAACTATTCGATGCATGAACTCTAGAGGTATCAGCAATATTCCATATTTGAATTTGTGAACCTAAACACCAGTCACCGTCACCAACGGTTAAGTCTACACCGGCAGGGACTCCTGTGTTCATATAACACTTAGTATCATCCATCCCGCCCATGGCGAGATTCCATCCGCCGCCACCTGCTCCTACGGTTGCGCCTGCGGCAGCGTCGGGCGCCATTCCACCTTGGTATCCAGGGTGACCGTAGAAAGTTCGGCTGCCCCAAGTTTCGCTGTGGTTAGACGCATCGTACGTGGTAGGGTAAGAGCCGATATTTTGCTGTACGTCGTATGTTTTATGGTTACCGTACGAGACTGTAGCTCCTAGTTTATGAGCCGCGTCGGTAAGGCGGGAATTATTCACAACTGTTGAGTCGGTTGTTTGACCTCCTCCTCCACCTTTGAAATTGTTTCCCCCAATCGTGCCGTAATTATCCCAGTAGTCAGGGTCATCGACGCCATCACCAAAAGGATTAGGTGGAATATTACCTCCACCAGGGGGGGTGCCTCCATCAGGAGGACCGACCCAGCCGAACACCCCGTCATCCATTAAACCTTCACAGCCCGCGCCACATACATTATAGAAGGCTCCTGATACAGCTCCCGCAGAGGCTTCGTACCAGTAATCAACTAAGTTACTGTCTACGTAACTACCTTCAACAGCTCTAACACACATTCCTCCGGTAGTGCCTTGTGCGTGTTTGTTGTTCGCGTGAAGGTATCCAGGTAGAACATATGGTTTCTCACTTGCTAAAGGTCTAGCGTGAGCGTGATTTAAACTTACTTCGTTCCAATCTCCAATAGAGCTAGTGAATGCATTAGGGTAAAACTTAACATGTCCCCCCGATGTTGAACGAGCGAACAGGGCGTGCGCGTCGCCGTATGCAGCGTCTACATTGCTGGCTAGTACGTCAGTACTCCAGGTGTCGTTGGATGCGGTATGGTCAATGTTTGAATTGAGAGAAGTGTTACCTTGAGTACTAATTTTAAGAGGCATTCCTCCCAAAGCGTACAAATCAATGCCAGAGCGTCTATTAGCTACAAGACAAGCTCGTGTGGAATGTACCTCTAGAGATGTATGATTACCGGATACGGCTCCAAGCGCGTCAGCTAACTCCCATCCAGATACATCTAACGTATTATTGGTTCCGTTTACCGTGGGAGGGTTAACTTTAATTTGTGAAGTATTTTCAGATAAAGCTCCAACGCCAAATCTAGAAATCTTAGTTGGTCCTGTAAATTCTACAGTTGAATTATTAGTGGCGTATACTCCCGCACACAAGAAGCTTCTTTTCTGAGTATCGTTATCCCAACTATCGCCGTCCGTTCCTGAAGGTACATACGACAAGGTTGTAGTTTTGTCCTGGCTCCCTCTGAACACGATGTGCGAGTTATTGTGCGCAGCGGCTACTGCCCCTTTAGCAAAATCTAAATCTGCTTTCGCTCCATAACATAGGTGGGTAAACTCAGCAACGGAGTTATCGTTTACCTGAATGCCAGGTAAATTATTCTTTCTGTACGGAGTAGCCCCGTGGTGGGACATAGGTAACGAAGAGACCGAGTGAGTATTAATCGCATCGGGTGTCCAAGTAGCTCCTCCCCATTTACCAAAATAGGTCGGGTACCGCGTCATTCCGTAAGGCATAACAGTGGAGTTCTTCTCCGCTAAAATGTTCTGACCATTATTGTCGACATGGAACTGGGCTCTGTTTCTAATTCGCTCTGTAGGGTTAGCTATAGTATTTCCCGGTGTCTCGTGGGCACCTCTTCCATTTATAATTTGCCCATACGCATCAGGCACAGCACCGTACTCATCCGATTTAACGCCGTATACTAGTGTTGAATTTACTAAATGAATACCTGCATTTTGGTTATCCTTAACCGTAAATTGAGGTAGTCCGAACGTGCTTCGCAGACCGTACACACCCGCTTTAACATTGTTAAACGAGTCTATGCGACCATCAAAATCAAAAGACGTTCCTTCACAATAAATCCCGTACTCAGTATTACCGTACGTTTGTAGGATAGAAGTTTTCGTATCTCCGCCAGAACCACTTGCGTAGCCTGCAGCTTCTACTCCAGAGCTTCCTCCATTAGGTAAGAACGTTACACCAGCGTTGGTGGTATCGGTATTTTTTATACCTCCTTCTACCGTACATCGTCTAAGGTCCATACCCCTACCATTCTTCGTAAAGTTCAATAAGGATTTTCTACTGTTTGTATAGGAATCTCTATCAAACTCAATAGTAGTGTTTACAGCTTTAACGCCTGCTCCATCTCCGTACGCTCCGCGTGGAGCGGGGCTTGTTCGAGACTCCCCTTTGTCATAATTTCTCCACCCAATCCAAGAACCAGTAATCTTTACGTGACTGTCCTTTAAAAGGAATCCTGCTTTCTTAGCTCTCATCCCCGTACAGTTATCTAAAATAACTTCCGAGCCGTTAATATCTACAGCATGATTTAGATTGTGTGTGGTTACCTCTTGGCTATCGCCTGCTCCTGAGGCTGTGTCAGCGCACAAGTTGGTTAGCTTAATAGTTCCTTGGCAATCCTTTACACTAATAGAGCTGAAGTAATTACCATAACCGATTACGCTACCCCGAACAGTGTCTGGTACCATATAATCCCCTCTATCCCATTCCAAGTAATGGTTTCCTGTATCCCCTGTAGTAACTCCTGAGCCTGTAAATGGTGCGGCATCCAAACCGGTAACCATTACGTCATGTAGAACACCATAATTGTGGAGCCTAAATTCATTTATATTGGCACGAAAAACGGGGAGTGTCCCGCTGGCGACGGAAACCGTCAACCTTCCAGTATCGTGGTCAGTGTCGGGTCCGTTTTGCGCAAACCATCTAGAGTGCGTTGTCCAACCAGCTACGTTCTCCCCTAAAGAAGCCTGTAGTCTTGTGGATGATGCCGTTGATGCAATCTGAGAACTAACACTCTGAGAGGACACATTTAAAATGTGGGGAAGCGCGCCAGCAGGTGAGGAGGATACGCTGTCTATCGTCTTGACTCTCGCATCGCCGTCCCAAGCAAAGGCGCGGTTTACAACTTCAAGCTTGCCATCTCCCTCGCACGTGATGTTAGCAAGGTCTAGTTTTCCTAAATTACCGAATGTGCAAATCTCAATCAGTACAGGAAATTTTAATTTTTTAGGAATCCTTTCTACAATATGCTCAATCGAATCGTATACCCCGTCACTGCCATCCGTCTCAGAACCCAAAGAGGATAGAACCATCGTAACCCCTGTCTGGTTCTTCCCAGGAAACCCCGCCATTTGTAGGAGGAAATTCTCACGAGCTTCCAGCTCCCAAAGAGGGATGTTATCCTGCTCCCAGTTATAGAAAGAGCTTGGGTCATATTTGGCGACGTTATCAACATAACGAAGTCCTAAAACCCCGTCACCGCCAGTACTTGAAGTGTGTTTAAAACTAACCATTAGAATTCAATTGTCCACCTAAAAACTAGGATGAAAGAGTCCGTTTTGTAAATCGGCTTAAAGTATCTATACGCGCAAAGCATAGATGTGTCTGTGCTATATGAAGAGTGGTAAGGATTTTTACTCCATAACCCTATCTCATTTAGTTGTCTGGCTCCGCCAGCAAGATTTGTAATCTCCCCTTCCCCTACATTACAAGAACGTTCGTCAACCACAATTTGATACATAACTCGTCTAGGAGATACTCTTTTAATATAATTAGCAGGGATTACGCCGAACGGTTTCTCTGCGGTAACTGCTCCATTCGACAACATATCATGTACAGAAATATCTAAAAATCCTGTTCCGTAATCCTCTTGAGAGAGAATAGAACTAAGTTGGGACGTACTTGAGACTTGTTGTTCCGAGGAGCCGCTTGTACCTAATTGGAAGTATGCTATTTGAAAATTGTCGACAGGAGTGTCTAAAGGAGCATCCATCATTTCAGCTAGGGTTGCACCCATGCCGCTACAAATCACATTATCTTCTTCATAATGTAATTCTTTATCCCCGCTTGGAAAGTGTTTCCAAACCTCAAGGTGTCCTTTGCATTTATTAAAATCGTAAAACTGCATAATTAAAATCTAATCTTCCATATTATAGTTAGGTAATCTGTGTTTTCGTAATCAATATGTAACCCGGGAGGGAACATTACTTTCTTTGAGAACAATTGAAACACAGGATTAAACACAGGGTCCTGATTATATAGGGCAACATCAACACCTTGATTACCTGTATGTGTGCCGGATGCCGCTAAGAACGGACCAGGTCCTAATTTATCTATAGTCTTATCCCAATTAATACCGTGTAGACCCATAGCCCCTACTCCTCCATAGATATCTTCCATAACTCTCCACTGGTCTTTGGTAATCCTCATAATATACCGTAGCTCTTTGGCTCCGGCGAGGGCGGGCTCACTCGTTTCTCCTCCTGCGTAGCGGGTGTCTCGAACCGATGATACGACAAGACCTGCACTTGCGTCTCCGTACGTATGCGTGGAATGATTTCCAGGTACTTTGTAAATGTAACCGTCACTGTTAACTGACTGGTGCTTGTTAAGAACACCTGATACATAGCCAATACCTGACAAAAAGTCTGTGTTTGGCGATTCACCGCGCTTCTTACCCGTAACCCAATCTGGAAAGTAGTATCCTGCAGAGGGGATGAAGGCGCCTTTTTGGACAGCCTCTTCCCAATCTCGTTCTCCAGTTTGAGAAGGTCTTAGTACGTTGTTTCTAATATATGCTCCACCTGATGCAACGGCTGGCGGGCGGTTGCCGCCCCTTGCTTCACCCGGTCCTATGTTAAACCATTGAGCGCGATTCATGAAATGACCTAGCTCCCCGGCTCCAGGAGAAGTGGGTTGCAAAGTTGTGTCTGTTGGGTTAGGGAATTCAGGGAAATATATATTAGATGATACCCGATAAGTTGTTCCGGAAGTTTGGTGGGGTAAATCATTGTTCCCAAATGGAAGGTGTCGAGTAAACCAATCGAAGGCTGGTGTTACCCTATACTTCTTCAAAGTTCTTATCCAGGTCTCTGTGGTGCTGCCAACCGTCCCGGGTCCGTGAAGATGTACTCCGAATAAAATGTCGGCATCTTGGGAAAAGGGCGGTACTTGTATTTTCGGGCTTAAAATATGTGTGTAAGCGGAGACGTCATTTCTATGCCCCGTGGCTATTCCTCCGGAAACCGCTTTCATGAAGGGCGCTTTTGATTCCAGCCATTGAGAAGTATTCCAATCATAGAAATAAACTCTACCTTGGTCTATTGTTCCCGCAAACAGGTTAACGGGAATATTGGGTATAGGGTTAGAGGCGTCACCAGGAATTTGGAAATCTCCCTGGTTCTCGCCATAATGCTGAACCAAATCAATACCAAATGCTAATTGTTCTCCTACTTTAACTCCCAAGTTACCAATTCTATCATGAAAGGTTACTATAGGTAAGGTCGTATCTGTCGTTCCGCTTCCTTTATCCCTCCATGGTCCTATAGATGCGTAAGGAAGATTTTCGTGATACCGTCCGTAATCTGGGTTATCGGGAGTGGGGAAGAGGGTTACGCATTTTTCATGGATGATTGTAGACCTAGGTATAACTCCACGACATACGACTCCTGAAGGAGTAGGTGTATTGTCGTGTACAGTACCGTCTTTGGTACCGTTGTTCTCTAACCATACATAAGTTCC